AATCAACCTGCTTTTTCTTCTTATCATCATTGGCATCCCATGCTAATTTTTGAAGACGCTTTGCTTTGTGCTTTCTAGCATCTTCCACTGCACCTGGAATATCATCAGTCGTATATAGTATACTATCGTACTGATTGTGGGTGTCTCTATCTTCAAACCAACAGTAGTTAGATTTGGAAATATGAATTTGTTTCAACATATCCTTGTTGTTTAAGTAGTTTTGTCTTCTTGCCATTTGTTATTTCTCCTAAAGTAATACAATTATAACATACATTATACACCAAAGTCAACTACTTTGTGCTTAATATACGTTAAATACTGCTATGTCTGAAAACTTCGAACATTATAGGACGATAAATACTGTTATAATTTTAGGAGTATTACTTATGGCAATCCCATATAAAACAAAACAACCAGTATATTTGAAAGACCCAAGTGGCAGATTTGCTAATATGCTGAATCCAGAGTATGCAAATGCTGAGACTCAAGGTCATTCATTACAACTCAAAACTCCAACGATACTCAATTTTCCGTTTACTCCTACAATATCGGTTATTCAGAGTGCAAACTATTCGTCATATGACTTGACGCATACAAACTTTCAACAACGTGCATTCGAGAATTCTAGTAATATGGACCTTAACATCACAGCGCCAATGCTTGTGAGAAATGAAGAAGAGGCATTATACATATACAATGCTTCATTATTTCTTAGAAGTGCAATGAAAATGACATTCGGCCAAGATGCTAATCCTGGTATGCCACCTCCAGTATTGAGGTTTTATTCACATGGAATCTATGAAAATGTACCATGTATGATTCGTGACTTTACTTGGAACTTAGACTCAGATATAGATTATGTAGAAATTGAAGACCCAAAAAACAAGAAAAAAATTATGAGAATTCCAGTCATGAACATGTTCGTTTTGTCGTTAACAACAACTTACTCGCCTAAGAGTATAAGAGAGAACTTTAGTGTTCAAGAATATCTCAAAGGCAATTTAAAGGATCAAGGTTATGTATAAAGAAAATTCTCCTTGGAGCAGAACTTCACTTATCGAAGACTCGATATTAGATGTATTGAAAAAAAGATTTATCTTCAAAGATCCGTTTGATGAGGAGTACGTTATACCTCAACAGTTCGATGAACGACCAGACTTGTGTAGTTTCGAATTGTATGGTACTGCAAAGTATTGGTGGATATTTGCTCAAAGAAATCCCGATATCATATTAGACCCAATTAGAGGGTTTACTACTGGAACTGTTATTAAGATTCCTAGTAAAGTTAATATTAGTAAAATGGTGTAAATAAATGTCGTTAACCTCTCAACCAAACAGTTTAAGTGATATCGTAAGTAAACACGATTTCATTGACAATCCACTTGATGTATATGAAAATTATACTTACAACTTAGAATTACTCGTAGTTGACAGGAACGCGGACCGTAAATTCCAACAGATGGAAGCACACAGAGCCAACCAAATTGTTACTAATAGTTGGCCAGGACCAGAGGACAATAGTATCACCATAGCAAAAACTGGTGTTACTACAGAATTTAATATAACTGACTTAGAGGTATTATCTAATAGTGTTGGTAATTCAAATAACAGTAAAATCGCTGGTACGGCAATTTCTTTAAATTTCACTATAACTCAAATTGGAAATACAAATCTAGTTGACAATCTACAGAATACAATTGCTCTATGTGGCTATCCTAGTATTCCGAATGCTACTTTTTATATGAAAATCAACTTCCAGGGATACGATGAATCTGGTAGTGAAACGATACTACCATTTACAAAGGTTCTACCTTTCACTATTAAAGATTATGCTGACCTACAAACTGTCACAGATTCTAAAGGAACATCAACGCTTATTACTGGAGTTATAATAACTGATGAAGTCATAACAAACGTATATCTTAGTAAAATTGAGAATGGATTCACATATGATGTAGGAGATACGTTAGAAGACACTCTAAAAAACTTCACTAAAAAATTGAATTCAACTCTTAAAAATACACATCCGACATTAGATAAGAGCTTACAAAATGTGTATTCAATTGAAGCCTCAGACCAGTTTAAAGAAAAAAAGTACTTTGCATCTGCTATGAAAGGTTTAGCAGACATTACGACTCAAAGTACTACAAAAACAAGTAAAAACAAAGCACAGCAAATAGGAACAGTCACTCCTCTGATGAGCATATACAATATAGTAGAAAATATATGTCTCAATGCTATAGAAGTAAAAAAGGAGTTAGTAAAATCCAAATCCACGACTACGAATGTATTAAAAATTACTCCATATATAGTTCCTAGAACAAATGGATATAATGCGGTAAAAGGAACAAGTGTATACGAAATTCAATACTATATAGACTTTGAAAAAAAGCCAGTTATTCACAACAAAATGGACCAACTAGATAAGGCAAAAGCAAGTAAACAAATAACAGAAGAATACTTTCAGAATAACCACGTTAATAAGATTTATAATTATTTGTTTACTGGAAAAAATGACCAGATATTAGATTTCACTATTTCATTAGATAGACAGCTAGCAAAGATTTACACTACTCCCCATGATTCGTATGCTTATGAGCATTTTCTAGTCCCAACAAAAACTTATAGTAGTCATCATGGAGAAACCACAAACTACCAAGCTAAAATATCTGAAGAACATCAACAGTATATTGATGCTGCCAAAGATGAAGTTGCGAAACTTAAAAAGAGAGAAAAAGCTTCTAAAGTACCATACGAATCACTAAAAACTAGGTTTGTCGAATACAAAGATGACATGAGAACGCAAATAGTTAATCAGATTGGAATGGTTAGCGGAGGACCTCCATCAGTTCTTTCTGATATGGTTGCTGGCAAATCACTGGAAGATTTAGTGGTAATGGGCGAAAATGGCGAGTTTGGCGATTTATGGACTGAAGAGAATTCGAAAACTTATAAAATATACCAAGATGATATAGAGAAATTACGGAAAAAATACGGTACCAATACTAAAGCAAGTAGAGCCGCGAAAGACAAACTTGATACTTATTGGGAAGATGCATTCGCAACTCAACTAAGTCTAACGATGTTGGATTCTGTAGACACCTCCAATAAGATATTCGATAAGTTAAATTTAAATCAAAAGTCTCGTAAAAATCAGAAAACTATGATATTAACTGAGAATTTAAATGACGATATAATATCTACATTATCTAATGAAGATTTTGAAGTTATACTTAAATCTCAAACTAATAATCCTATTATATTTGAGAAAGTAATATCTTCATTAGCAGATCCAGGCGGCACTAAAATTGACACACTTAAATCAACAGATCCTGATAGTGTTAATATGGCTAGAGAAAAATATTATGAATCGAAACAAAATAATATAAGTATGATTAATGCCTCGATGACTATTAAAGGTGACCCATTTTGGATTGAAGGATATATGTCACCCGAAGTTGCGAAGGATCAGTTTGGAAATAGTGGGACAACTACTGACAAAGGATTAAATGTACATACAACCATGAATGGTCCGAACGGGTGCGTCATAGTATCTGGTATTGCGGATGGAGTTGATTTGAATGATAACATACTTACGAGAAATCTTATTACAAGTTTGTATGTCGTCACTAATATCACTAGTACTTTTAGTGGAGGTAGATTTCAACAAACGTTAACAATGAGAAAGAATATTGAAGCAGAATATATGGTATCTACTCCCGCGAAAATTGGACCTGAGTTTGAAGGAGAATCCTTTGATTTGATATCATTGGAACCTAAAAAAGTGGTGTATCCATACGCCAGTGTTTCTGGAAGTGGCTCAACTGCTGATAGAGGAGAGTACCTTGCTGAAGTGTTCGGTCCAAGATTTGATACAGTAGCACACTTAATCTCCGCAGGAAACTTTGGCGCCACAACTGCAGGAGGCACTACTGGCAATCTTGTTGGTGCGATGTCTAACTTTGATGATAATGGTTTTTTCATGGGAGTACCTGGAAGTCCTGAACGCATAAAATATGACGCCGATAAGGCAGCCAAAAAAGCGGCGAAGATACAAGAGTTGTTTGAGTCTAGAATGGAAACCGTTATGAGTGAATATCGGCCAAGAAATGCAATTAGTGTAGAACCAGATCCTACTCCTGTCGGCGATGCAAAAATAAAGTTAGCAAATGAAACGAATGTGAATGCTGACACTGTAGTTGAATTGCACGAAAATACTGAACCTGGCAAACTCGAATTAGGAGGTGGTCCAGCACTAAGACAAGCAGCCGCGGGTATGTATTTAAATTCTCTGCCTGGATTAACTCGTGCATGTAAATCTGAACAAAAAAGAGGAGTAATTCCATTTGTTGCTTGTGATGCCATTGAAGCACATAACAAAAAGGTTCTAAAACTATTTGAAACTACTCCCGGAGTACCACCAACAACAGCAGAGATAAACGCCCATTTGAATAATGATATCGCTGACGCTCATCCTTCAGACGCTGGACTGGTCTCTGACTCTGCAAGTACGATTGGATACGGTGTTATTACAGATGCAGATGGTGGCTCAGGCTCAATTGTAAGAGATCGCGGTAGCATCACTTCCGTTGCTGGCAAAAATAATGAATTTTCAGAGTTAGAAATAGCACAATTTCAAATTGCCCATGGCGCGGTTCTATCTGTTGACGGACATGATCCTGCTGATATAGAAAGATTAGTCAGAAAATATTCTTTGGCGAAAACACCAGTGGCAATTGTAGAGGAGCAAAAGGCTGGTATTGTCGCAACTGATATTAGTAGTCCAGACACCGGAGCAATAATGAACAATGCGATATTAGAGGGAAATCAAACCTTCATTGCTAAAGCGGCACCAGAAACAAGAATAAATGTTCCTCCCACCCCACCTATGACTGAAGCAGAATACGAAGCAAAGTGGGAGGCGATAAGAGATGATACTGATTGTGTTGGACAATGTCGAAGTGCAAAAATAATAATGCTGGGAAAAGAATATAACGATGCAGTAAAAGAACAGTATTACATAGATAAGGCTAATGAAGCCATTATTGAAGAGGCGGAGAGTAAGGGTGGTTGGTTTTCTAACGCATGGACTAAGACACTCAAGGTTATAGGTTTTGGTGCAGATACATATACTGAAAGTGAACACTCTGATAGAGTTGTATTATCTGAGGGTATCAATGATATTTTGGCTACAACTACATTAACTTCTGACCAAGTAGCCAAAAAAGAAGCATTGATTCGTTCATCAGTAGTTATACTAGATGATAAAATAAAGAATGATGGGTTAATTATCTCTGACGTTGAGCGGAGTGCAACTGTGGGTGCGATAATAACAGAAATTTCTAATGAGGCGCAACTAAATGCAGTATCAGAAGTTGATTATGCCAAGATCAAGGCATACGAAACCGCAGTCAACAATATAGTGGTAAATGCATCATCTGGAGACCGTGCTGACTTGGGCGTAGCAGTCCATGTTGGTAAGACACAAGGCGAAATAGCGGTATTAAGTGCAAAACACGATGCCATAATTGCGAAGGATTACTACTTCGATCCTGCCCATAGGGCAGCGGATGCATTATTACAAGTACAACTTGAAAATGATCTTGCTTTGTTGGCACTTACACAACCAGAAGAGGTTACTACTAAAATCGCAACGATAGAGACTGCAGGAATTGATACGTATATTAATATTAAAAATCCAGTTGAGGTCCTTGCCGTAAACCAAACGCCACTTGTAGTTAGGAATGCTCTCAGCACATATGATATTATTCTACCAGGAACTCTGTCAGAGAAATTAGCCGCTGTTGGTGGAGATATGTCAATGTTAAGTCAATACTCAGAGGCGAATAAGATATATAAACTAATAACAAAAATGGATGGCGCAGTAATGAAAGTAGTGACAGATGATGCTGGTCAAAAAATCAAGATTAAAGACTTTGGCGCTATCGGCTTGATAACCTACCGAGACGCGAATGGGGTAGACCAGACTATTGATCCTGTTACACTTTTTAATCTACATACAACTACTTACGAGGATATGAATCCAACTTACGCAAGAGATTATAATGCTATAAAGAAAAAAATTGCAACTTTGTTTCCTAACATAGATACGGTTGATAAAAACCTTACAGTGAAAGCGGGGGGATTAGTTAATGCTGATGGCATCCCAACATCAATTATGTATGATTCATTTTACGTAAACCCATAACATGAGGAATAATTAATGACAGTAACTACAGGTAGATTAGCAGGCGCACTCAAAGGACAGTCAAAACATAAGGAATCTCCTATTGTTGAAGCATTGGGTAGAGGCATATACAAGGCTATAGTTGTTCTGACTAATCCAACAACACTCGAAAGTTATGTTGACCCAACTGGACGTGGCAGACTAGCCGCATATATTCCATCGCTGGCTGGCGATCCTTCTAACCCTATGTTCTTTCAACACGCGAGTACTACTGGTTCATTTGGCGTACCTATCGATCAGGGAACTACTATTCTTGTCTTCTTTAGTGAAGGTGGGTCTGTTTCCGAAGGATATTGGTTCGCGGTTGCACAAGAAGTGTTTGATATCGTCAGTGGAGGAAGTGCCGGCAAAGCAAAAGATGATGGTAGTGGACAAGGAAAAGGAGTGTTTACAGATGTAATAACATCCAAAAATCAATCAACCACAATTGACGGAGTAACGGTAGCAGATCAAGAAATTGACAATGATGCAAGAGCCACTGTCGTAGCAAACCAGGGAACATATAGTGATATTCTAAGAGGCCCGTCTACTGCTTCTCCTCGTAGAGATGCAAACTATGACACTCCACAATTACCTAAAGTTACTGGATTTAAAACTCCTGGTGGCTCTGCTCTCACGTTTGATGATGGCAGTGTGAGTGACACTGGCGAGATTCATGCTGAACAAATAAGAATAACAACTGCCTCAGGCGCTGCCGTCATATTAGACGGTGGTAATGATTTTATTTACGCAGTAAACAGCAGTGGGTCTGGGTGGGTAGAAATAGGAGCAAGTGGCGAAGTCATGGTCTACGCAGAGGGCTCACTGAGTATGAGAACAGAAAAAGACTTCAATCTTCGTGCTGATAAAAATATAAACATAGAAGCAGGTGAAAATATAAACATGAGAAGTGTTAAGAACACTAAGATTAATGCTACTGAAGAATTACATTTACGAAGCAAAGGAAATCAGTTCATACAAAGTGAAGCAGGAATGAATATCGATGTCGGAGTAAATTGCTTAGTGACCACTGGTGGTATATTACATTTGAATGGACCAATTGCACAAAAGTCAGAACTCATTTTAGTTGGCCCGATGGAAGATATGCAAAATTCTGAAAATACTGAAATTAAAGAAACAATTGTGACATCAATGCCAACGCACGAGCCGTACACTAGACAACAGGCAAAAGAATTAAAAGACACAGTAAGTAAATATGTTATCAATTCTGCTAGTGATATCGGATTACAGAAAGCAGGAATCAAAAAATGATATACGATAAACGAAAAGGTTCATTATTAAATTACATACAGTTGCCGTTGCACGTAATAACGCCGACTGGCACGTACTTGGGAACGGGATATGATGATAAAGATAAGCCAACTTACATGCTCTCTCACGTGAAAGTGAACTTAGAAAGTGTAAATTCTTTGACATTTTCATTAATGAGCAAGAACATTATAATACTTGATAACAAACCAACACTTGAGATAGAGGATGGTATAGTTGGTTATAAGTATAAAGTGTCTAACACTGAAACGAATTATGGATATATAACTGTCGCAAGTACTCGCATAGATATAGAATCTAAAAAGATAACAAAGCCTATGGCTGAATTTATTTTAGAAAAACAATTACGAAACATCGGCAACATATTAGAAAAGTTTATCAAAGTAAAGATAGCACAACCACAATATGACGCACTATTATATCACTTTTATAATGAAGGCACGAGTACTATAGAAAATAGTCCAGTGATTGCTCTTATAAATGCGGGCAATTGGTATTTGGTAACTGATGAAATTCAATCAGGTATAAAAAACAGCAATGGCACGATAGATGAACGATTGGCTAGACAGAAAATGAAAACTGCAAAGATGTTCAGTTACGTGCCAGGGTTTTCTTAACGATTTACTAAAACTTTATCTGCTAATCCATAAGCAACAGTTTCTTCTGCTGACATGAAGTTATCACGTTCCATCGCTTCAGTCAACTCATCAAATGTTTTTCCAGCAGAATTATGATTCACATAGATTTGAGTCAATCTTTCTTTCAGTTTCATTATTTCATCAACTTGAATCTTCATATCAGTAGCCTGTCCACCAGCACCACCACTTGGTTGATGAATCATCGTACGAGCATTTGGCAATACATGTCGTTTTCCCTTCGCACCTGCTTGAGCAAGTAACGAACCCATACTACATGCTTGTCCCATTACAGTAGTTGCAACGTCAGAACCGATGAATTGCATCGTGTCGTAGATTGCCATACCGGATGTGACTGCCCCACCTGGAGAATTGATATAGAAGTGAATATCTTTATCTGGATTTTCTGCTTCCAAGAATAATAATTGGGCACAAATTAAATCCGCTTGATAGTCATTAACTTCACTTGTCAAGAATATTACTCGCTCTTTCAGTAAACGAGAGAAAATATCGTAACTACGTTCACCATTTGCTGATTGGTCAACGACCATTGGTACTAAATTTGGCATAATTTGTTATCCTTATTGTAATTTCTAGTATTATTTATATACTATGATAACATTATTGGACCTATTTGTCAATCAAAAACTGCGAAGTTTATACCATGATAAATACATTTAGTAATTAACTACAGAGAAAAGAACAAAAATGGCATTATTCACTGGTTTTAGTACAAAAAATAAAAAAGCAATCAATCACGAGTTGGCTGATAAGGATTTAGTGGTCGAAGACCTTATGAATCATATCATGACTCGTAGAGGTGAACGTGTAATGCTACCTAATTATGGCTCTATTATTCATGATATGTTATTTGAACCATTAACATCCGAAACAACTGAGTTAATTGAAGAAGATTTAACAGACATTATAAATGATGATCCACGATGTAACTTTGTTAGTATTGAAGTTACTGATTCGAATCACACTATTAACGCAATCGTGCGCCTTCAAATTCTACCAACGAATGAGCCGGTAGAATTAAAAATAGATTTAGAGAGAGAATAATATGAGCCAAGAACGAACAGACAATTTATTTGCAAGTGAGAGTTGGACAGCAGTATACACTGCATTTACTAACATCAGTCTTAAAGCATATGACTTCGACACAATCAGAGAGGCATTATTAGCCTACACGGTTCAAACTTATCCTGATAAATTTAATGATTTCATTGCAAGTTCAGAATTTATTGCTATCTTAGATCTAGTCGCATATCTTGGACACAGTTTAGCATTCAGATTGGATATGAACACTCGTGAGAACTTCATGGACACTGCTGAACGTAGAGCAAGTATTCTACAAATGGCAAAGACGTTAGGTTATAACAAAACTAGACCTATCAATGCAAAAGGCTTCATGAAGATTACTAGTATAACAACTGACGAGAACGTACTTGATAACGAAGGTGTCACTCTTGCAGGACAAAGTATTAATTGGAATGATAGTAATAATGTAGATTGGTATGAGAACTTTATCAGTATCTTAAACTCTTCATTCGCAGGTACAACTAAAATTCAGAATCCATCGTCTACATTAACTATAACAGATGTTGACCATTCTTTATACGAGATAAACGAAGATACAACTATAAAGAGTGTAAACTATCCATTCTCTGCAAACATTAATGGTAAGGGCAGAGAGTTTGAAGCAGTACGAGTAGCACTAGACACAGTTAATAAAAAGATACACGAAGCAGAGCCAAATCAAAATAAAAACTTTACAATCATTAACAGAAATGACAATTTGGGATCAGCAAGTGACAGAACTGGATTCTTTGTTTATGCAGTACAAGGCACACTTACATTTGAAGATTTCTCTTATCAGAATAAAATCTCAAATAGAATAGAACCAATAAATGAAACTAATATATCTAATTCTGATGTGTGGATTCAGAAGATAGACTCAGGTAGAGATTACGTATCAAGTGTGACTGCAATTGATAATGACACAAGAGAGACAGCAATTTACAACAGTTTGCGAACTGGTTCTGGAGATATTGTAAGTATAAATTCTAGCGACAACAATGGAATTGAACTACATTATCCAGATGGTGTCTTTGGCAACGCGGCATATGGCAACTACAGAGCATGGTATAGAACAGTTCATAATGATAATTTCTCTGTAAATGCTAATGACATTATTAATAAAATTATAACAATTCCATATATTGGCACTGACAGTAGAACCTATAGACTCACATTAACAATGTCAAGTACGATTGACTTTGGTGAAAACTATGCTGGTGAAACATATTCTAGTGTACGAAGAATTGCTCCAAGAAGTTATTACGCACAAGATAGAATGGTCAATGCACAAGATTATAATGTATATCCTCTATCATTGGGAAACAACGTAATTACTAAATTAAAATCAGTAAACACTTCATTTGCTGGGAACTCACGTTTTTATGAAACTGATGATGCTCTAGGACATCACTCTAACTTGAGTGTGACGGGCGCAGACGGAAGTCTATTTGTTGAAGACGAAGCAGTATCAATTCCATTGAGTTACAACAAACTACAAGGAAAGAGTGACAACTTTATAAGAAATGAATTAGCAAGTGCATTAAAACATCCGAGTCTATTGAATAGTTATTTTTATAAGTATCGAAGCAGTGCTAGTGCCGTTCTTCCACAGACAGCAACATACGTTGTTGACTCGGCAGATGGAATGAAAATTAAAACAGCCTCAGCACCAGTAAGTGGCGTGTTTGTTGGAGACTATGTTAAATTATTGATGGCGGCATCAGGAAAAACTATTTGGGCTGTTGTCAAAAAAGTAGAAACATCGACATCACCTGCATACGCAGATGATACACTTACATTGAGTAAGTTTATTCCGGAAGTTGGAACACTCAAGTCAGTGGTAAGAGGATTTAGAACTAAATTTACTGCTACTGAAGTTGCAAACATCAAAACTGTAGTTGATAGCAGTACTGAGCAGACTTTCAAGTTAAGATATCAAGTAGTATCAAATCTGAAACCAACCGAATGGGAATGGAAAGTTATCACAACAACACCTGCGGCATCAGATGTCTATGTCGTGTTTAATTATAATTCCGGTATCAGAGACAATGAATCACAATATACTGCCCAATTTACAGGCAAAAAAGTTGCATTCGAAAGTAGAGACCAAGTTAAGTTTTTCTACGGCAATACAACTAATGTAATCGATAATGAAACAAATATGTCTAAACGAGATGCAATATTTCTCAATTACTTAGAAGAGGCTCCAGTAACCACTGGAACAGCAACTAACGACAGTGGTAAGAAAGTTACAATAGGACAAGTTCCACTATCAAATGTAGCAACTGATGGTAGCACTGGTGCAACATTTGATGCTCTATTTAGACATAGTGGTGCCCCAACAACTTATGAATTTGTAGAAGCCAACGACTATGCTGATAACTCAACGTATACGCATAATCTAGTATCGCCTGCTGGAGTAGAATATGCTCTCAACAGAACTACTGAAATTACTCATCCGCCAATAGCAGATATAAATCAGAGAATTATAGGGTATCCAAGTGATTCTGGCACTTCTCCTAGCGAATATAAACTTTCAATAGCAGTAAGCGATTTAGCAAATTACTCAACAACACAAACTCCTATAACTGGTGGAACAGACGTTGATACACTTGCATCGGCAGATGTTTTCACATCACTTGACGCAGTTGGATTTCTAGAGGGATATACTGGTAATGTTAATAATGCAAATAATTCACATTCAACTCAATCATCTAATCAACTAGATACTCTGGGATTTAAGGGAAAGATATCGTTGTCTTATTTTAACACAGCGGCAACAAGCAGTAACTTCATGTGGCATGATGTGTCAGATAACACAACTACAAATGATTTTACTACTGTATATGATGCAAATACGACTGAATATACTTTTACTATGTCTACTGCCGCATCGGCTCTTTATAATCACCTTGACGCTGATATCTATTTCAAGCAATATGCTTATGGAGAATTTACAGTAACGAGTGCGACCCCACTTACTGTTAGTAATATTATGCTTAGAGATAGCACGAACACAATACTTAATAATGATAATATAACTGTTACTAATACAAGTGGCACAAACTACAAGATTATTTTTTGGACATATGCGATAACAGTCGGAGAAAAAGTTGACGTAATCATTGGAACAAATGCAACGATATCATCTATCGCAGATTTCTCAGTGAGAGTCAGTGCATCATTCGGACTATCAGTGGGAACAAATTCAACTACTACTACATATACTGGGGTATCTTCGTACGTTTACGATGACTACTTGACGCCTGCGGGATACGTAGATAGTACAAAAGTTAAACTATTAACTTCAGATACAAACGATAATCCATTTGCTATGCTTAACGTCATTCGTGCAAATGAAAAGATTGTAATGGAACAATATACTAACAATAACATAACATATGAAAGAGCATCTAAGACTGTAGTTGCTGCCTCGGCGCCAACTGGCGTTCCAAAAGCCGCAACAATATATTATAACACGACTGATACTGTTTGGTATATCCGAGAAGCGGGTGGATGGAGTGCATTAACTGGACATATAGATCAATCTACTGCTACTTTAATTCAAATTAACTACAATAGCATACAATACAGAGTGACAGAGGGTATTACGTTCGTTAAAGACGAATTTACAAGTTTCAGATGGGACCATTATGCTGATATAAACAAGCGAATAGATCCTAGTACTAGTAATATCATTGACATGTATGTACTAAGTGCTGATTATGTTAGAA